AGGGAGATAATAATCCTGACTTCCTTCATTTTTACTTAGGAGATAGGAAATCATGTCTACGCTGTCCAATTTTGGTGTCCCTCTCGGGGGTGGAAGCGGTCGCGGAGGCATTTTGATGCCCAAGGTCAAGAACCGCTTCCGTGTAACCGTCATGAATTTTGGTATTCCTTCGGGTTCCATTGCCTTGACTCAACAGGTGGTCACGGTCGGTCGGCCGCATGTGACGTTTGCGCCGCAGCCGGTGCATTCCTACAACTCGATCGCTTATTTCGCGGGTAAGGCGGAATGGGAAGTGCTGACGATGACGGTGCGTGATGATGTGACCAACTCGGTCTCATCATTGGTTGGCGCCCAAGTACAGAAGCAGATGAATTTCTTCGATGAAACGGTTCCGTTGGCCGCGTCGAACTTCAAGTTCGGCATGATTGTCGAGGCCTTGGATGGCGGCAATGATGTGGTGCTGGAAGAATGGGACCTGGAAGGTTGCTTTCTATCGGATGTAAACTATCAGAGCAATGATTATTCATCCTCCGATGCGATGACCATTGAAATGACGATACGCTTCGACAACTGTACCCAGGCCGGTGGGTTGATGCCGTTTAATCCGTCGCTATTGGATGGGCCGTGGACTTAATATGTCTCAAACGATTTCATCACCGATTCAGGCGGCCCGAACGTTTGCTAATGCGGGCGGATTTCCACGGCAGAAACACCTGTTTCTGGCGCGTTTTCTGTCTCCGGGTCGAATTTCCAACAATGTGACAAACCTGACTTTCGCGATGAAGTCGATTGACCGGCCGAAAATCCAGCCGAAAACTGAATTGCTCAACCAGTACAATAAGAAGCGGCAGATTTACACCGGCTATACGATCGAGCCGATCCGCGCCCAACTGATTGATAGCAAGGACGGCGCCGCGCAGAACATGTGGGCGAACTACTCGCGATTTTACTTTGGTGATTTTGCCACCACCACCAAATACAACTATGACGTGACCACACCCCAGTTCAATTCTGGTAGTTACGGTTACACTGCATCCAATAACGGTGCGGCGGTCAGTCTCGTCGATGCGCAGTTCTATTTTCATGCCATCGAAATCTATCATTTTTATGATGGTGTGGTGGACCAATACAATCTGATTAATCCGCGCATCACGGCCTTTGAGCCGGACGATCTGGACTACGCCAACAGCGAAGTTTCGACCATCAACATAACCTTTGCCTGTGAAAACGTGCAATATAAGCAGCAGCAAAAGGTGTCTCCTGCTAACTTTCCGGAGTTCACATCGGGGCGTTTCTGGGGCAATCCGCTGGAGGTTAGTAGCAGCGGAAGCAGTCCCTATCCGGCCAGTTTTTCCGACGACCCAAACGACTACGATCAGTCAGACGATGGCGAAGAAGATGGCGGCGGGTTTTTTGGTGGTAGCAATCCCCTCGGTACGCTTGGTGACATCTTCAGCACCGTCCAGAAGGTCACCGGCGTCGTCAACAATTTCCGTTCAGGCAACATTACCCATGCCCTGGGATCACTGTCACAGTTTGGCAATTTCTCCTTTGGCGGCATTACGGGCGGTGGTAGCTTAGCATCCCTGGCGGATGGCAATCCATCCTTGGCCCACATCATGGCATTGGGAAGTGGCGCAGTCCAATACGGCATCAACAGCCAGCAATATGCGAATGCGGCGGCGGCGATCCAGGGGCAGAGTTCGGGCTATGGGTCCGGGCCGACTGCCTTCAGTACTGCCGTTGCGGCAGCCCAGCAGATCACGCGACAGGAGTCCTACGCCGCAGGACCCGATGGAGTGGTTCTCTCACCGACCGCCTATGCTGCTGTCAACGTCCAGCAGACCGGCACCGCGCAATACGGCTACAACCCCAGTGATCCCAATACCGATGAATATGCCGGACAATAGCTAGATGGCTCGCCCGGCGGTATCTTCCTACACGGTCAAAAACCGCAGCAAGTATATTGGCTCGAACCTGCATCAAGTCGTCCTGCGATCAAGCTGGGAACGCACGGCCGCGCTTGAATTTGATACCAATCCAGCGATTCTCGGTTGGAGCAGCGAGAGCATTTCGGTCGCCTATTTCCATCCGTTCAAACAGAAATGGACGATCTACAAGCCGGACTTTTTCGTTGTCTATGTGGACAACACCGGGCGCACCCACAAGGCGATGATGGAGGTCAAACCGCGCAAGGAAGCCGCCCGCGAATTCATGGCCAATCCAGCCCTGATCGGCGGCAAGAACCCCCGCGCCACCAAAGCCATGGCGGCGATTCTCGCGGTCAACGCGGCGAAATGGAAAGCCGCTTTGTACTATTGTCAAAAACAAGGCTGGGAGTTTGTGTTGTTGACCGAAGATGAGATTTTTCAGCAGCGCATGGTGCCGAGTGGGGCGAAGCGTAATTAAATCCATTTGTCAAGATGGTTGTAAACCCCGCAGTTCATCCTCAATCTGACGATCAGACACAGGAGGACAGCGAATGGCAAGAACCGGACAATGGGTGCGCGTGATGGCCGATTACGGCACGGAAGGACTTTGGACGCGCGAGGGTTACATGATGCTGGGCAATGCGCTTCCGGTCAGCACAGCGCTTATGGCTCGGCTTCGTTGCTGGTGTCGCTGGTATGAAACCAACACTGATTATTGCATCGCCGATAGCACATTCGATTATGTCGATTTCGCTGCCACCGGGTTGGAGATCGCAAAAGCCATCAAACGCGAACTGCCCAACTGGACCATCATCTATTTCGATGAAGCCATCCTCCATCAACTGATCCTGACCGGAGCCTTCATCGGTGACGAGACCACTCACCCGCCGCAACATCTCTGGGATTACGAGATCACCACAGACAATAATCTAAATATACCTCATGACCCAGCGCCTCCGTGAATTCCTCGATATCCCGCCGCCGCCCGAACCTGATCCCGAGGCGGCCATCGACGAGCAAGGCCAGCAATTGCGCTATCGCGGCCAGCAATTGCTGGCGCAATTGAATGACGGGACGGATCATGCGATCGGTCTCGATACGGTTTATACCGAGGTGCTGGGCCACGCGCGCGATCTGATGGCCTATGGTTATAACGTGGACGGTCCTCGGGCCAGGGGGTTCTTCGAAATCGCCGCATCCATGTACGGGCATGCGGTCAGTGCCAAAAACACCAAACGCGAGGCGCAATTGAAAACCCTGCGTCTCGCCTTGGAGGCCCGCAAGATTGATTTGGAAGAAAAACGAACCAATCACACCGTGGGCCAGATGGCGGCGACCATTGATCCAGACGGAGCAACCATCGTCGTCGAAGATCGGAATCAACTTCTAGCGCGCTTGCGTCAACAGCTAGTCGATGAAGCCGCTGGCCCGCTCACGCCGTCCGCGCGTGTTCCGGAGTAAATACCAGATATAGCGCCGAAGGTAGGTCAATGGCATTACAGAAATATATCGAGGACGCTGCCAAACAGTATTCTTTTCGTCTCAAAGCGGTCGTTCCAATTGATGATACAGCGATGGATCGCATCGAAATGGTGCTGGCAAAGTATGATCTGTTAACAATCTCCAAACCGTATAAGACGATCGTGCAGCGCGCGCCGCTCGACTTTCCGCAGCTTCGCGCCGCCGAGGTCTACATCCTCGACCTCACGCTTGGTCTGCCGGTCGCCCCGCATATCCTGAAAAACGATATTCGCGATGTGCTCAATGCGCCCGAGGATTCCATTGTGTTGCGAACGCGCAGCGAACCGGGCGAGATCGAGAGTGAAAACCTCAATGCCTTGGCTGATATTGCGGTCGAAGCGGAACGCCGGGGATTGAAGCCTGCCGCGTTGTTGAACGATACCGCCTATGATGACGCCGATCCTATGGACAGCGAGCATCAACTGTATGGTAACGGTTACAACAGTGCGTTTCTGTCTCATCTGCAATCGGTTCGCCAGGAGCGAGACGATCTGCGGCAGCGCGTGGCCAATGCGCCATTCCAGTGGCTTGATCTGCCTGACCGTAAGGACCCACAGGATTTCAACGCTGCGATTGCGGATGCGCCGAAGGTTTACACCAAGGCGGTCAAACGCACGGAACCGATTATGAGTCTGTTGGGGAATACGGCGCCAGCAAGAACCGAAATCCGTAAAGTCTATATCGATGACAAGGGAGACCGCGTTGTCCTGACGAGGAAGTTGGCCGATGCGCGCTGATATGAGAGACTACATCCGGATCGTTGAGAACGCCGATTTCGATTACGGCCATCGCGACGCTTCGATTGGGGTGACCAGTCCGGGCATCGAGGCGTTTGGCAAGCATGGGCCGCATTACGCGATCAAGCCGAATGATCCGCGTTTTGCTGACAATCCGTTGGAAAACCAGCCGCTGCTGGACGGGGATGAAAGCTCAACGATCGAGCGGTTGCATATCATGCTGAACAAAGCCGGGGTGGGTGATGAAGAAATCAAAGACCATGTCACCTTGACGAAGCTCGGTCTGAATAAGGTGGCGGCTCGATTGGGTATTGGTCCGCACGATGTGACTGTCTTGTTAGGGTCGCTGGAGCAGAGTCTGAAAGACGCCGACGCCGAGATGGTCGAAGCCTATCAGGGGTTTATGGAGGCAGATGACGACACGGGCGGCCCTTTTTCTGAGCCTTACACGGTCGAACCCGACGCCTTGGGCAGCCAAACAATTCGGTCCGCGAAGACCGGCAAGACCCGCTTCCTGCAAGGCAGTGCGGCCACCGCCTTAGCTGCCAAACTGGCCCAGCCGGGGGCTGATCAGCAGACGATTCTGCGCGGCCAGATGATGGAGGCTGAGCCTGCGCCGTCATTCAAACAGCAAATCAGCGCGGAGTCGGGATCGTACAATTTTCCCTGGAATCTGCATGGCAAGACCGGGTTCGCCGTGGCGTTTTATCGGACCGATACGGCCAAGCCCAAGCTTGCGTTATCGGGGGTGCGGGATCAGGACGGCAAGGACATCAGTATGTCAGATGCCGATCAAAAGTCCTTGAAAGACCAAGCCATGAGGTTTATTAAGGACGCATGAACCTCGACCATCTCTTTGAGAACGATCCCGAACAGGCCCATTGGGATAGTTTAAAGAACACTGGGTATTATGGCGCTCAGGGCGCTGGGTGTCTGTTCTATGCCCGGTCCACCGGTCGTCTACTCTTGGCACTGCGCTCGCGCTATGTCGAGCAATCCGGCACATGGGGGACAATCGGCGGCGCGATCGATCCGCATGAATCGCCCGAGGTCGCCGCGCGTCGGGAAGCCGAAGAGGAAGCCGGTGCCACCGGCAAAATCGATCTTGTGCCGATTTACGTGTTTCGCGACAAGAAATTCCGGTATTCCAACTTCCTAGCTATTGTGGATGAGGAATTCGAGGCCCATGACACGCAACGGCTTGGGTTTCGCGAGACCGATCGCTTCCAATGGTTCGAATTCGGCCATTGGCCAAGTCCCTTGCATTTCGGAGTCAAGGCGATTCTGGCTGATCCGACCAGCATCACTTTTATCCAAGACCTGCGTGCCGCCCGCGCGCATAAACTGGCGGGGTCTGCGTCGTAGCCACTCGGGGTGACTGTTAACTCTCACACTGTTTAGGTCGCCGTAGCCATCATAGATGGCCTAGCATATTGATGGTCGCCGCGCTGAACCCTTCGCCAGGAACGAAGTTAGGGGTCAGACAATCCTCAACCACCGCCGTCTCGTGGCCCGGCCAATAGGGGTTATGCCACGTAGCCCGTCTCGTGACATGTTTTAGGTCCTCGGGCAAGTGCTGGCGCAACCGCTTCGGCACCGGCCGCAGCACCGCCGTCCGGCCGTAGTGCCGCCCCACGATGCCGTAGAACGGATTGTTCGACTGGACGGTCCAGGCATCCACATGTTCCACCTCACCGAACCCTTTGGCTCTCTGAGGGCCGAGAAACGGCACCTCATCGAACGCCGCCTTGACCAGGGTCAGATTGCCCCGGCCGAGAAAATACACTTTCGGAATGTCATACACGGTATAGCTGCTGCTGATGTTGGATAAGTCGCCCGAATCGGGGCGCAGGGCTGAGCGCGTCGGCATGGCGCCCAGCATCGTCGCCATCTGCGGATTATGATCCATATCGCGCATGAAACTGCGGATCAGGGTGACATGTTCGGCCGCCCTGGTGGCATAGGTATAGGGTAGCACCACCGACATATGGGGGACCCCTTCCCAGGTCGCGAGCGGCAATTCGGCGATCGCCCGCATCCAATCGCCGTGTTCCTGGAAGGCAATCCCGGCGAGGATTCCGTCACCGGTCAGACGCGGTGAGGCAATCATGGGGGTTTTGAACGAAATCTCGATCACAAAGTTTTCTGTCATTTGGTCTCCTCTTGTCGCAGTCCGCTAAACAGTGTAGTTCTGATTGGGCCAGGGAGGGAAGTGAATGTTTGACGGAGCGCGCTTTTTCAACACCTACAGCCATCTCTCGCCGCTGCACCAACAACCGGCTGGCGATGGCCGGTGCCTGTGTCGGCCGAATGTTCTTCAACCGGTGTTCAAACACAGGTCGATCCGGCGTTGTGCGGCATGCACGACCTTGTCGCAAGCATATCCGATCGAGCATGGAAAGCAGAATCGGCTGGTGTTTTCTTATCTTTTGGTCACCGAATCGGCGGTCACGTTTTGGGGCAAAAACAAGCTCAACGAAATCGATTCGCGTATCACCTGCCATCCCTCGTCCGGCATGATGCGGCAAGTGATGCGTGATCTCGTTTTGACCCCGCCGAAGCCGCCTTGGATGTTCATCAGCTTCACGCAAACCCCGATCGC